CTCAACCTTCCAATAAATATAGTCAAACCGAATGGGAAGCTCAACCTGAGTTCCAAAGGACATGGAATAGGTTTGCTAATTCTATAGGAGAAGATGATGATTTTTATGAATTCATGAGAGATGCAGACTGGAACTTAGGTAGTGCAGCTTTTAGAGCTATAGAGTCTGGTAAATGGAATGACCAACAAAAACAAGATTACCTTTACTTAAAAAATGTTTATGATAATACAGACTTAGAAGGTTTTGGAGAGTGGCTTCAATTTACAAAAAATGCAAGTTACGATTTAATAACTGATCCGGCTAATGCTTTAGCACTATTATTTGCTATACCTACTTTAGGTACAAGCACAGCCATAAGAGCAGCAGCAGGAGAAGCATCAAAACAAGCTCTTAAAAAATATACAGTAGCTAATATTGGAGAAGCAACTCTTTCATCGGCTCAGAAAAAAGCAGCAATGATTGAAGGTATGAAAAGACCTGCTATCTATGGAGCTGCTGAAGGTGCTGTGTGGACAGGTGCTTATGATTATCTTTCACAGTCTACAGACATGAATGTAAATCCTCTTAAAACAGATATTGACTGGACACAAGTAGGTATTTCTTCAGGAATTGGAGGAACTTTTGGAGGAGGTATAGGCTTGTTAGCCGGAGGAATAAGTGGTCGAAAATTCTTACAACAAGAATTTGATTACTTTAACGAAGCTGCTATTCTAGCTGATTCAGGCACAACTTCAAAAGCTTTAAAAAACGCAGAGTTAAAAGTAGACGATGCAATTGATGATTTATCAAAAGCTCCTAAACAAAAACTAAGTGAAAGATTTATTGCTAGTACTGTAGGTAAAACTACTACAGCATTTTTAAATCTTACAGAAGCATCACCTACTTTAGAAAAATATTTATCTTATCTTAGATATGATTTTGACTTTTCATTGTTTGGAAAAAAAAGAGCAGGCGAAAAAGCAGAATCTTTTGGGTCAGCAAATAGCAGAAGACAAGGAAATTATTTATTTAGATTAGACAGATCACTCAACGAATTAAAACGTACTGGATTTTTAGCTGCTTTAACTAAAAAAGAAAACGATCAACTTTATGCAAGGTTATTAAATCCTAAAATTAAAAAATTAAACGGAGAAGATATTACTCCTGAGGTTAGACAAGCAGCCAAAGATGTGCGTCCTATTTTAAATGAAATATTTGAAGAAGGTAAACGAGTAGGTGTATTTACTGAATTTCAACAAGTTCTTAACTATGTACCTAGAAGATTTAAGTGGGATTTAGTAGAAAAAAATAGAGGAATGCTTGAACGAGTTATTATTAATAATGGATTAGCTGATCCTCTTACCGACAGAGAAATTAAAAAAGGTGTAACTGCTTCTGGAAAAGAAATTGATGTTGTACTATTAGATCAAAAAACTATAGACGAAGATGCTTTTGGTCCTGATGTAGCTAAAGTATGGTTAGACTTTTATAAAGACGGAAATTTAAAACGTGCTCAAGAACTAAAAGCCGAAGCTATTGTTACTAATATGTTAGAAACTAGATGGACACCTTTTGAATTAAAAACAAAAGGTAATGTAGGTGATAGTTATGGTTTTATGAAACATAGACCTTTTCATGCAATTCCTGATGAAGAACTGCTTCCGTTTTTAGAAACAGATAATCTTGAAAAAGTTTTACAAGATTATATTATTAATTCATCTGCTGCAATTACTAGATCAGAATTTTTTGGTAGAAATTTACAAGCTTTTAATGATAATTTTTTACAACCTATTAGAAAAGAACTAATGGACGGAGGTATGTCAGCAAACGACACACAAAAAGTTTTAGAAAAAATTACTAATATGCACAACAAAATAACTGGGATAGATTCTCAAGTTATTAAAAATAAATATTTAAGACATGCAAGTGAATGGGGAAAACTATCTCAACAAATGGCTCACTTACCATTAGCTACATTGTCTAGTATTACTGAGCCAATTTTAATGATGGCTCGTTTAGACGCTAAAGATGTACCTTACGCAGCAGGTCAAATTGGAAAAGCATTAGCTAAGGAAACTGTAAAAACAATAGATAAAACTATTAAAGGTTTTAGAAGAGGAGTACTTAGACAAGAAGTTAAAGGTAAAGGAAAAGATTTAACAGACGATGAATGGACAGAACTTTATGAAACAGGACTAGCTTTAGAAGCTTCTGTAATGGAAAGAATTGACGGGATGTATGGTGAAGCTTTTCAAGGTGCAGCAGCTAAAGGCATGCAAAACTTTTTCTTTAAAAGTACATTACTAACTCAATGGACAAGTGCTGTGCAACTAGCATCTTTTAATGTAGGTAAAAGATTAATACAATCTAATGCTAAAAAATTAGCAGATAATAAAAGTGGCAAAAAAATTATAAACAGAAAAATACAACGATACTATGAAGAACAGTTAGAAGACTTAGGTTTAAATGTAAATAAAACTTTAGCATGGTATAAAAGATCATTAAAAAATAATGAATTTGATAGAAACAGATCAAACATTCAAAACTTTTATAAAGAAGATATTCAAAATGCAGCTAATCGTTTTACAAAAGAAGTTATTTTAAACCCAAGCACAGCAGAAGCTAACAGACCTTTATGGTTTTCTAATCCATCAGTAAATTTCTTAGTTCAGTTTGCAGGTTATCCTACAGTATTTAATAATACTATTATGAAACGATTTGTAAACGAAACTAAAAACTATCCAACTAAAGTTGCTCCTAAAATTTTAGCTACTTCAATGCTAATGACCTCTGTAGCTTTATTAGGAAACTATATTCGTACTGTAGGTGTATCTGGAAATCAAGAAAGATGGGATAATCAAACTGTTGGTGAAAAAATATTTGAAGCTTTCAGACGTTGGGGAGGTTTAGCTTTTTTTGATTATGCTCAACGAGCTGAATCTGAAAAAGAACGTGGAGCAGGTTTACCCACGGCTATTGGAAAAGGAGTGGTAGGTCCTCTAGGTCAAGACGTTTTCGACATGATAGCCTACAGAAAAGGTTTTACAGGAGTAGCTGTAGATAATTTACCTTACTCAGCTTGGTTACCTGCTGATGTTAAAAAGAAAATGAAAGCAGGAGCTAGGGAAATTGATAAAGCTATAGATGATAATACACTTAATCTTTTTCCAGACGAACCTAAACAATCTAAAAAATCTACACGTAAAAGAAGAAGAACTCCATATAGAAAAGGATTAGAAGTAAACATACCTAATGCAGCTAGAGAGCCTGATAAAGCTAAAGTTAGAAATATGAACATGACGTATGCAGAGATGGGAGGTATCCTAGCTCAAGACCCAGAAGATCGTAAAGGCTTTGCAGAAGGAGAAGAAGTTACATATGGTAGAGCATCTAATTGGCTTTGGAATGCTTTATTACTAGGGTCTCCTTACGGACAAATGAAAATGTGGAGTAAAATTTTAGGTGAAGCTGATTTAAAAAAACGACCTAGAATAAATACTATAAAAAGTAAATTAGATGAAGCTGTGTCTTGGATGGATGATAGTTTTGTTGATCCTGTAAAAGAAGTTACTAGTACAGAATGGGGCAAAAAGAGAGAAGAAGCTAGAAGGCAAGAAGCTTTAGATCAAAGTACTTTTCCTTTAAATGATACTGATGAAGACGAAGCTAGTGGGTGGTTTGGTATAGGAAGAAAAGGTCGTCAAGATAGACGAGCACAAAGAAGAGCAGAAAGAAGAGGTGCAAGAGATTTAGAAACCTATGAAGAAAAATTAGCTAGAGAAGCTAGAGATGCTCAAAGAGGAGCAGAACAAACACAACGGATTCAATCTCAATCAAGACATCGAGGAGATGCTATGTTCAAAAGAGAGGTTGAAGCACTAACAGGTACTGACTCAGGTACAGAAGGTAGTAGAGGAACTAGACGAGTAATGTTTAATGAAGGTAGTTTAGTTAATGTCTTAGGAAATTTACAAACAGCTTTTGATACTTTATCAGCTAGAGAAAAAATAGAAGTAGTAGGACTTTTAAATCAAAAAAGAAAAGTCTTTGCAGAGGGCACTCAACCTTTAACCTTTAATCAAGAGTATCATAGAGATACTATTGCAGAAAATCAAGTGATGCAAAATACTGATGGAAGTGTTACAACTGCAAAAGTAAAGGGTGTTGAATACAAAGGAAAAATATATAACTTGCCAAGTTATGATAGACATGGAGGATTTTTTACAGACGAAGAACTTAGAAAAAAATACGAAATTGAAATGGAAACTGGTATTATACAAGGTTATGATATGCAAAGCGATAAGTTTTCTCAAGCTTTAGGAAATATGCATTTACATCCTGCTAATATTGCTGTAGCTAAAGAACACGAATTAATGGAAGCTGAGGCAGAACTCGCAAGAGGAGCTATTAATCCTGAGTATACTGAGACTCCTTCTAAAGGAATAGGTCGTGGTTTAAAAACAGGAATGCGTAATTTGGAAGCAGGAATGAAAGCATTAGGATTATCTAAAGGTGGATATATTGGTGAATTAGAAAAAGAATACGGAGAACTGCCTTTTGATATTAAACGACAATTTAAAGCAGAACTACAAAGACGATACACTCCTGAAGAACTACAAGCCGATGAATACGTTCCCCATGATCGTGGATTTTTTAATTATAGTTACGATCCTAATAATAAATTAGAAGACACCCTCTTAACACAAGAACAATATAAACGTGAATTCCAACAATTTCGAAAAGCTATTCCTGATCTAAGTACAACACAACAAGAATTAGGAATTAATCCTTTACAGGAATTAATGAATTCTGGGGCTTTATCTGAAATGGGTAAATACATGTTAAATGAAATGGGTTATTTTTCTCAAAAACATGGACAACTTCCAGACTCACTTAGAGAAATTGAAGCAGACGCTGTTGAACTTGAACTTTCTAAAGGTGGAAGAGTAGGGTATGCTGATGGTACTCCTCCTAAAGATAATAGTTGGTATTTAGGAAAAAAGATTAAAGACCTAACTCCTGCACACGCAGAAGTTTATCTTAAGAAAGTTTTATTTGGAGATAGAGAACCAATTACCGAAAAAGTTTTTGATGACAATGAGTATAAGGAGATAGCAGAAAGTTTTAAATACGATATAATAGAGTCTTTAAATGAAGATAGAGAAGGAGATTTTCAGAAAAGATTTTTTGATGAACAAGGTAGATTACGTTCTAACAAACAATTAGGAGTTTATAGAGGACCTGAACATTGGGGAACAACCAGTCAGGGTTCATACGAACCATATGTTGATGGTAGACATGCAATGCCTTTAGAATTATATTATACAATTGGTTCAGCAAATTTTAATCTTAACAAAGGAGATTACAACAAAGAAAAATTAACTATAAATTCTGATAAATATGATTTTGAATCATACTATGCAGGGCTACAAAGAAAACCCGGATTTAATCTTGATAATATAAGAGAATATTATAGCTTACTTAAAGCAGATGATTGGGAAACAGCAGCAGAAAGATTTGGGATGGAACGAATTCCTGATGAAAGTGTAGTTAAAATGTGGGAAAAAGAATATGGTGTAAAACGAGATGCTGATTTTGCTCCTGTTAATATATCTATACCTGTATCTGATATATTTACAGAACAAGAATGGAATAATATTCAAGGAATAGAATAGTAACTAATGTACAAACATTTTTTAGAACACCTTGAACTTAGAGAAGGTAACATAGATCATGTATACCTTGACACACTAGGCAAGCCTACATGTGGTGTTGGACATCTTTTAACTAAAGAAGAATGTAAGCTGTATAAAGTATCTGAGAATGTTGATAAACAAATCAGAGATAAATGGTTAGAAGAAGATGCACAAAAGGCTTGGGATGCAGCAGTACAACAGCTTCAAGATTTAGATATAGATAATCTTGAATTTATTATTGCTTTAGGTTCAGTTAACTTTCAATTAGGTACTAGTTGGATGAATAAATTTCCTTCAGCCTATAAAGCTTTAAAAGAAAAAGACTATAACGAAGCTATTAAACAAGTCTCAACAGGCTCAGGTAAGGACGGACAGTCACGTTGGAAAGAACAAACACCAGTAAGAGTAGAAGATTTCGTAACAGCTATTGACAAATTAAAATAAGGAAGCATAATGATACTGTATTTAGAAGATCAATTAGAACAATGTTATAGGCAATACTGTTTACATCAAGTTAGACAGGACATGCCGTTTATGTCATTAGACGATTTTAGAGAAATGTTTGAAGATTTAATGGCAGTAATATACAAAGAAGAGGAAGA